CCTCTTTTATAAAATCGGGATAATAAAATTCAGCATTAATGTAAGGAGCGTAATTAGCAATAGCGAACTTCTTGGGTAGCGGCATTGGTTCATGCATTTTCTGTGGAGGAAACGGCACAACACGAGCCTTAATTCCTATTTCCGCTAATTCTTTCTGGGTTGCCTCCATTTCACATAAATGAATGTCAATATTATTATCCAACCACCCAACTGTTTCTGCTCTGACCTTGGGGTCGGCTTGACGCATTTGTAAAATATCAGAGCCTATCCAGTGCAGTACCCTTAAACAGGTAGTATTGGCGAAAACCTGAGTAATGTTACCAAAAAATCCTATAACATAAATCATTTCATACTTATGGGGTTTGAAACTCGGCATCGGCAGATAATCTGCCTCTAAAATCTTGGCCACATTCTTAGCGTGAAAAGTAGCGCCTGGTCCGGTAACGCAAATCTTCTTGGGTAAAATATTATATTTCTTTTTTATCTGTTCTGTTCTGGCTATCCAATTACGATGACTGTCATCAGAAAGACCACCGGGATGCGGAATGGTGGTTTCAAAAAATGCCTGTTTAGAAAAGAAACCCTTAGCTCCATGATTAACAACTGCGTTCAACCAAAAATCCCAGTCCTGAAGAGATTTAATCTGCGGGTCCCAGCCGCCCATTTTGTCAAAAAGCTCTTTTTTTAAAGGAAAACTGCCGTCTATGTAATTGGTAACTTGCAGGAAATAAGGGTCAAAATCATCAGACATATAAGAATAAATTTCGTGACCCTGGTCATCAACGAACTTATAACCGCCATATAAGAAGTCAAATTCGGGATGGCGTTCCAGTGATTCTACCCACACCCTAGCCATGCCTGGATAAAGTTTGGCGTCGGCTGGTAAAAAGGATAAATACTTTCCCTTAGCTTCTTTAGCGCCGACATTTCTAGCCTCGCAAGCTCCTTTGTTTTCTCCTAAAAAAATAACTTTTAAATCTGGGTATTTGGTTTTCAATTTTTCCAATTCCTCCTTAGAATTGTCCGTTGAACCATCGTCAACGATAATCATTTCTTTGGCTGGCCAGTCTTGGTCGTAAATTGAATCGACTAACTTGCCGATAGTTTTGCCGTCATTAAAATTAGGAGTCACAAATGAAATGACTGGCAGTTCGTTTTTTGTCATAATCGTTATCTTTTAATTTTTCGTATATAATATTGTTCAAAACTTATAACAAATGGAGTTCCTATTGTGTCCCTGACCAGGATTCCGGCTGGATTGCCGACTACTGTTACATGCGGTGGGACTGATTTGGTAACCACTGCCCCAGCTCCGATTAAGGCATTTTCTCCAATTTCTATTCCACAAACGATTGTAGCGTTAGCTCCGATGGTTGCACCCCTTCTAACTATGGTCTTGGCGTAACTGGAAACTGGCACTGGCTCTGCACTGCGTGGTTTTTTAACATTTGTAAAGACCGCTGATGGGCCGATAAAAACATCGTCTTCCAAAATAACCCCGTCATAGATTGAAACATTATTCTGAATCTTGCAATTATCTCCTATCTCTGCACCTTTCTGGATAAAACAATTCTGTCCGATAGTGCAATCTTTACCGATTTTACTGTCCATTATGTGAGTGAAATGCCAAACCTTAGTTCCCTCACCGATTTCAGCACCCTCGTCAATTACTGCCGTGGGGTCAATTTGAACCTTTTTCATAGATTTTAAATATTAGATTAAGGGCTTCTGCCGCATCTTGAGGCTTAATCCCTCGTTGATTAAGTATATCTCGATACAACTTTATAAAGTTATTGTCATCTTCTTGAATTAACTTAAGTTCCATACCATTTACTTTTAAATAACGACTCTCACTACCGACTGGTGCGTTGATTCCTATATGCCACCTAACCCTAGCATCTATAAAAGTTATCTCTCCTGTGGCCATTTTTTCTCCCAATAAATGAACTTGGCTAGATAATGGCTTGCCAAATAACCAACACAGAATATCAAAATAATGAACTCCTAAATTTAAAAGCATACCACCTGTTTTTTCTTTTCTGCCCCTCCAACTATTAAAATACTTTTCATCCCGATGAACAAACATTTTAAGTTCAATGTTATAAAACTGTTCGGGATTCACTGGGTCTATAATACTGGGATTTTCAATTTCTCTTTTAAGGGCAACCAATACGGGTTGATAACGCATCTGATAAACACAATTAATGTTTTCATTATACGAACCATTAAATAGGTCAGTTAATTCTTCGGTGTCCATGGCAATCGGTTTTTCACAAATTACTTTTTTACCCAAATCCACCATAAAAGTTGCTATTGAGAAATGCGTATTGTTGGGAGTGCAAATAACCACATATTCAACTTTTTTAAAATCTTCATCATCAGTCATTGCTATCCAGTCAGTATAAAACTTAGCCGCAAAAACTTTATCAATATTTTCCTGATTGGTATCACAAATAAAGAGAATCTTTCCACCAATACTTTGAATAGCCTTAATGTGTTTATTGGCAATAAATCCCAATCCTATAATGGCAAAAGTAGGTTCGTTTGTTTTATCTTGTCGCATATAAATTCTATTTCATCGTTGGTTAATGTTGGATAAAGTGGCAAACTGACCAAGTGATTTCCGACCAATTCGGTATTGGGAAGCTCTACTCCATCGGCATATTTCTTGTAAGCTGGCATTTTGTGGAGTGGAAGAAAGTGAATTGAACACTGTACTCCGACTTCCTTAAGTTTAGCTAAAAATTCTTCTCTTTTATCAACCATTACCGGATAAACATGGTTTCCCTTGCGGTCTAATTGTAAATGAGTGTTATAGGCACTTACTACTCTGTTTCGTTGCTCAGTCATCCATGGAAGTTTCTTGAGTTGCTCTAATCCAACTGCGGCGTGAATATCGTCTGATTTTTCTCGCCAACCAACTCGGTCAACGCTATAAAATACTTTATTTTTTAAATATCTTTCTTCTGTGCCACACGATATTCCATGGTCTGACATTTTCCGGAGCCATTCGGCGGCTTCACTATCGTTAGTAGCTATTGCCCCACCCTGTATGGTGGTCATGTTCTTGGTCGCATAAAATGAATAGCACCAAAAAGCGTCAGAGTCTTTAACATCGTCTTTCTCAATACGGTGAGCTGAATCGTAAATCCTTGCGCCAGGCTTAGCTTTATTTCCTGTAAGATGAACGGGCAAACAATCCTCGTTAACATTCTCTAAACAGAAATCATCTAAGGATATATCTTCAAAGACTGGGATATTTCCTGTATTGACAACCACTTCTGGAGTAGCGGCAAACGTTATAGACGGAACGACAAAATACTGTTTTTTATTTTGTGTAAGGTACAGAAGTGTCATAAACATCGCACTGGTACAACTATCCACATAAACTGCTTCCTTAGCGCCCACATACTCAGCAAACTTCTTTTCAAACTCTGCACACTTTGGCCCCCTGACAACCCATCCGCTGTCTATTACGTCACAGACAGCTTTTTTTTCTTCTTCCCCTAGCGTGGTTTTACAAAAGGGAATTTTAAACATAGGTTTTGTTGTGTTTTAAAATCGTTTTTGTTATATCGCTTTTTAATAAATGACAGTTATTGATTACACAATGTCCGCCTATCGGTCCGGGTATCGGCTCAAGCACTGGCCTGACATATTGATAGTTTTCCAATCTGGCGTATCCCTGGTTATAGGTTTCGTTAGCGTGCTTATAAACAAGGGAAAAATCAGCGTTATACTTTTTGCACAACTTATGCACTTCCTTCATAAAAACTATATTCCAGCCGTAATAAGTTGTTTCCAGTATTTTTAAAAGTTCAACTTCTGTCGGGTCGGTAGAAACCACTCCCTCTATCCCTAAGGTCTTAAATATTTCCCAGGCGTCATAAAGATTTTTGGAATTTGTTCCTCCGAAATATTTTGTAAAAGTTATAATCCCAGTAATTAACTTGGGATGTTTTCCCCTAATGGGTGAATAAACATAATTCTTTCCTAATTTCTTGGTAGTTCCTGGTTTGACCGTTGAGTGGATAATGGCGAATTTTGGCTTATATTGGCTAAAATAACGCTTACACTCTTTGATAAAATCCTTGGAATAAGGAATGGTGATATGCAAAACATCAAACTGCCCGGTCAAATCTTCCTTGTCCCTGATTGTAACATCAAATTTTTTTGAAAGAACTTCGTGAATGGCAGTACCAACTTCACCTGCCCCGATGATTAAATGTTTCATACCATTTAATAAGTTTCGTTTTTTAATAATTTTTTAAATTGCCAATGACATTCTTCACATAGAGTTATGCCATTATCAATGTTAAATCTTAGTTCTGGATACTTTGAAAAAGATTTAATATGATGTGCATTTAATTTTTTTCCAAACCAATAACCCTTGTGTCCCTTTTCAAAAAGTGCCATATTATCTTTGTTTTTTAAACCAATTTATATATTTCGTTAAATGTTTTATAAAATCTGTTTGTGGTTTGAATCCCAGGGAGCTGGCGAAAGCGATGTTGGCACAAAGTCTTTGCACCTCGCCCGGCCGTTCCTTGGTATGAATAATATTTGATTTTGATTTCGTTAATTCTTTTATGGTTGAAGCCAACCAATTGATTTCAATTGTTTTTCCAGTACCGATATTAATTGGTGTCCCCCAAAGCCCCTTTTTGAGACAAAGCTCATACCCTCTAAGGGCGTCTGAAACATCCATGTAATCTCTTGATTGTTTTCCCGTACCGTACACCTCCAGTTGTTCTCCTCGCAAACATCTTTTAATGAATTTAGCAATAACGCTTCCATAACTACCGTCTGCTTGAAAAGGTCCAAAAGTGTTGAAATTTCTAAGGATTGCAACTTTTGTCCCATAGGTATCGAAGTAGCTTTTGCAGAGTCTGTCTCCTGCGACTTTCGATGCGGCATAGGGCGACTGCGCATTGAGGGGATGGATTTCCGGGATTGAGCCATAACCTTTTTCTAATAAATTTTTACGATGGCATTTGCAATAAAACATTGCGTATTCCTGCGTTCCATAAACTTCCGAACTGGAAGCAAAGACCATTTTTTTATTATATTTTTTAACTAACTCTAAAACATTTAATGTTCCACCAATATTGATATCAACCGTTTCTTGAGGATTGGAGATACTTCTGTCAACATGAATCTGCGCCGCTAAATGATATACAACATCTGACCATTTAACATACGTATCCAAATCATCGGTATAGCGGACATCGGCATATTTAACTTCCTTGATAATCGGATTGAGAGAAGCGTGATAAAAATTATCTATGCCGATTACTTTATGACCCTCGTGTTTTAATTTCTCATAGAGGTGCGAACCAATAAAACCGGCCGCTCCCGTAATTAAGATTTTCATTTTTCGTTATAAAGTCTTTTTTTTCTTTCTTCACAATCGGGAGTGCAATAAACTTCTCCATCTGCCCCACGATAAGTTGATTTGCCATTGCACATAAAACAGACCGTGATACCTATAATTCTGGGGTCAACTCCGTGATTGATAGAATCACTGTTAAGAGACTTTAAACCTTCATCGTTTGATTCAAATAATAAATTATCCATATTATTCTCCGAAGTTTGTTTGGCAAGCAAGACAACAAAAACGATTTCCGTTATTGGAAGTTATTGTTGCTTGAGCCATACCGCAATGAATACAAAAATCACTGGGAACTTTTGTTTCTTCAATGGGTTCGTCTTTAGTTTTTTTGATTTTTTTAGGCATATATTTAGATTAATAATCCATTCTCCCCGCCCACAAGGAGCGGGGATTTCGAGTATCAATCTTAGTAATAACTTGCTGGATATTTGTAGCGCAGTACAGAACCAGTCGCTGATTCATCACCAACGGTGGTGGTATCATTGGAAGGAGCCCAGAACCACAAACCACAGGAAGGATTAAGAACTTTAGAAATAAAGTTCGCTTTCCAACCATAAGCGGTAATTTGGTCCAACGGGTCAAATTTTGAAGCACCTTTAGAAATGTGAGTTTGAATCCCACCATCTAACTCGGTAACTCCAAAGTAACCTTTACCCATGATAAGTGTGCCATACTGAACACCAGATACTGTTGATGCATAATCGTATGAACCTTTGATAGCCGGACCTTGGGTAGTTTCCACAAAGCGGCAACCATAGATTTTGCCAATTTCTCCACTATAGAGGTTGGCTTGTCCAGGAGCTGCGTATTGATGAAAATTAACCCAAGTTGAGTCTCCAACCAAATCTTCAGCGGTTTCAGTGTTGATAATAGCGACATAGTCGTTACCTTCATACGGAGGAACATCCATTTTCTTAAGTTTGTAGATAGCTTTGCGGACATCGGATACGGAAATAACATTAGCGTAATTTCCATAGAAACCGACCACACCACCAGCTACGCCACCAGTAGTGGAACAACCAGAAATGGATTCGAAGTATTCACTAATACCAGCTGAATTTTTGGCAAGATGCATACCAGCATCGGAACAATAAGTACAAAGCTCGCAGATAATAACTCTTTCAATAGTTTCACCGGCCTGAGCACCCAATCTTTGGGCAGCCAGGGTCATAACATCAGCAATAGATGTCATGTCAACCATGTCAGATATAGTGGTAACGCCACCAAACTGTCTGACAATAGCTGAAACCTTAGAAGTAGAAAGAGCATTAGTAGATAAAGTAACTACGCCTTCAGCGAGTAAGTGGCCTTTTGCCAAACGAGTAGGTCTATTCCAAATCATGGTTATACCTGTTCCTTTGGGCAATGGGCGTTTTTCGCCGAACTGATAGTACTTTAACTGCGGGTCTAATACATCCAACATTACTCTGTCATAATACGTTTTAATCGTATTAGTCAAACTAGTAAGTGTTGTAAGAGTAGCCATATTTTTGATTTCAGTTAATATATCAAGACCACCAATCAACCTTTATGGCTCGTTTTTTTTCAAAGTTCGTTTATTGTTTTGGCAGTATTTCTTCTAATTCTTTACGTGTGTAAAGAAATTTTCCGTCTGGTCCCTTGGCCAACGGGTCAATGGCTTCTACGCCAGCGACTCTTTGGGGAGTAGTTGATTTAGTCGCACCCTCGGCAACGGCCTTGCGTTTCTGGTCTATCTTTTGATAGGCCTCACCCTTGGCTTTTTGCTCGGTGATACTGGCTAAATCGTCATACCGGGCCAGTCGATAGGCATCAGACCAGCTAAGAGAAGGATTTTCCTTAATCTTGGCTTTAATCTGTTCCTTGTATTGACCAAAGTCTTGGTTTTCCGCCATCACTTGCTGGAGTTCAATTTTGCTGTCAGACTCTCTGCGAACCGATTGGACCTCTTCTCGGACAATTTTACGGACCACGGCTTCCGCCTGGTCGTAATTCATATCAGTCTGGTCGGCTAGCTTTTGAGCTTTAGCTTCCACTGTCGGAGTTGCTTGATAACTTTTAGTATCCAACATCTCCTTGTACAGTTTCATTTTTTCATTAACCTCTTTAAAGCGATTGTACGGAACACTTTTGCTTTGTTCTTCACCTTCGGCTTCCGTCTGTGTTTTTTCGACTTCACTGTCGTTAGTGGTTGCCACATCGGCAGATTTGATTTCATCTGATGAGGATGTGGTAGTTTCTTCTACCGTTGTTTCATCTAACATAAATTACGAGTTTAACGCCCAACGAGGCGAGTTATTTAGTTGTTTTTTTAATAATATGTTTTTCCTGATTTAAAATCCATTCCACTCCCTGAATCTCTCCGGCTAATCTTTCGGTAGGGGTATTAACCAGCTGCTGCTTGAGATAATAAGTCTTGGTTTCTATCTGGCGCTTGAGGCTGAGCCAGGGTCTGGAGCGGAACATTTCCCCTATTTCCGACATTTCCTCCAAAGATAGCGCCCTGAGGTCCTCCTGCTTGTTCTGCAACTTCTGGGGGGAGTCCTCCCATGGCTGGGTTTTGCGTAAAGGCTTCGTTAATGTCTGCCAAATCATAGGTTTGTAATAAATATTTCAAAAAGTAATTAATATTGACCCCCATCTGGGCAAACGGGGCAACTGTGGCTAGAAGTTCCCTAGCCTCGGCACGCCTGACAGATTTATTCATTGGCTGAGTACTTCCAGCTTCCACTACTATATCGAACTCTCCTTTGATTTCCTTAGGAGCGACTGTCTTCCATTGGATTCCACTCTCTCCGACAATCCTCACAACCTGCTGGGTATCGATAAACTGCTGGTCTAGGGAGATTAATTGTTTGCCGAACTCTCTTAAGGCATCTTCAATGTTATCCAACTTATAACGGAATCTGGCATTACCCGCTTCCTGGAGAAGCATAATACCTGTAGCCGTCTCATTGCCCATGCCTTGTTGGCCACGGACATTACTGCCACCCATGCCCTTGGTGTAGTCGGTCACGCCACTGGCCTGTTGCATGTCGTTCTTAATCAGGGTTTCTTCGTTATAGGCGCTGGATGTGACATCGGGAGTTTCTATAACTTCAATTCCGTTAATGTCTCCGGCGTGGACTATACCTCCGGCCTGGGACACCAGGTCGGCCTCGTCTACATCAGCACCCTTAGCCACCTTCCACATTCTGTTTAAGATTAAAGTAACATTATCCATCCTCTGGTTACGGACATCATTGAGCTCATACTGGAGTGAAGATAATGGTTCTATCTCGCCTATGGCCCAGAACTCTTGAGGGAGTTGAGTATCTTGTATGGCGATAAAAGGTTTCTTACTATGGTCGTAAGGATTCTCTTCAACACGGATTACATGGGTTCTATTGGCCATAACTATCAGACATTCCTCGTCTATACCGTCACGATTGATATCATATTTGCCCCAGTACTCAAGTAGTTCAACTTTCTTCTTATCCTTGTCGTTGGGCTTGCTGAGCCCCATGATAGCGTCTCTTTGGACCTTATACTGGTCAGAGGTGACTTGGGCTTCCAATTCCCTGGGAACGTTATAATTAGGATTATCCTTAAGTTCGTTTAAGTGCCTGTAAGTCCTGTGAATCACATAATCGGCAGTTTCGAGACTAGAAGCATCCGGGTCAATAAAAAAATCGAACAAATCAACAATCTCAGCCTTGGGCTGGTCTTCTTCGACTTGTCCAAATTGTCCTTTAAAACTCCAAGTTAGCTTCACTACTCCCACTCCGTACATCAGGGCTTGGCGCACCCAATCCTTGAGTTTACTTTTCATGTCCATCATATCCCACTGGTACTCTAAAAGTTTGGTCACCACATCAGCCTGGGGGATGTCCTTGGGTTCACGAGGTATAGCCTGGACTTTGGGGCGGCTACCTACAAGCCTGGGCATAATAGTCTCAATAGTGGCATAGACATAGGGCACAAATAAATTCGCCCTACCCCGATAGGCTTGTTCGCCCTGGTCAAAGACTCCTCTATATAACTTATAATACTCGTTAAATTTAACGAAATTGGGTGCTTGAAAGTCAAGCGCTTTTTTAAATCGTGTCGGTATTAAGACCTTGAGGTCATTTTGTTGTTCTGGGTTTAATTTCATATTAGTAGCCTGTCCTCTGATTACGAGGTATATATTTAGGTGTTGGTTGTTTATGTGGCTTGGGAAGAATAGACTGGGTCATAAAGTACGAATTAAAGAAGTACCTGACCGCATCCATGGCATGGTCGTCT